TGATCTTAATTGAGCTGTACCAAGAAATGATTCGTTCAATGCAAAGTTAGCAGTCAGCGCATTGATATGTGTATTGTATGCAAGCACGTCAAGAATATTAGATAAGCCCGATGCTTCAAAATTATAATCAGCAAACTCAGTTGAATTTTGTAAATACGTTTTTAGATTAGTTTTTATGTTAGCAAAATCTAATGCGGTGGATTTAATCGTTGTTGCCATGTTACCTTAACCTCGCGAGGACGGTGGAAACCGTCACTATCTCTTGTGTGTTTATTACTCTAAATTCCACTGTTACTCGTATCGAGTTCCTATCCGGAGTTGCCGTCGCATTCACATTAAGTGCTTGAGCTCTCGGTTCAAAAATGCCAATAGCATGTCTAATTCGATCCTCTATATCTTCTTCGGCATCATCATCCGCAAGATCAAATAACATTTCTCTGAGATTAGCACCAAACTTTGGTTTAAATGGTTTCTCAAAATAATTAGTCAACATAAGATTTTTAACAGTTTGCTTTACTGCAGCTGCAGATTCTTTTTTAAATATTTCTCCACTCGGCTTATTAGCAAAAGTAAGATCAATATCTTTGTATAGTCTAGTACGAGTTCCGATTAAGGTACTTACACTTAGATTTCCATCTTCTGCTGATAACTTAGTTGCCATTGTTTTCTCTTATACTTTGATCTTATTTATAACAGTTTTCTAGCCATGTTCTACTAAATCAGTATTACTTAGCACTTCATTATTAAATCTTGTTTCTAGTTTTAAAGCAGGCAAAGCTGCACCTATTATATTGTAATCTTCATCAACTTGTGGCATAATAACTATTATCTGAGCATTTAGTGTTGCACCATCAGGATCAAGTTGATCATAATCTATAATAATTTTATCATAACCAAATAAGTTTTCAGCAAGTCTAGTAGCAAAATTAAATAAAACTTCTGATGAACTTATATTACGTTCATCGTACATTTCATATACGATTGCACGGCCGGTTTGTGCAAGGAATGGAACAGAACCAGGAGTTAGAGTTTCACTTGCGCCCTTTTTATAAACTCCTTCAGCGACTACTAATTGATAATCTTTAAACTGATCACTTAATTTTTTATACTTAATAACTTCAGCTTGTAATAATAAATGCCTTGCAAGAGTTTGTCGTTCTTCGAGTGTAGCTAAATGACCAAGAGTAGTTCCTATACAAAATGTAGATAATGGTATACCTGTTCCTAATAAAGTTTTTAGGTTGATTGCAAATACTCCTTTTTTAGGATCTAATGCCATAGGATTAAATCTACTATCCGGTAAAATAGGTTGAATTTGAGGACTACCTTTAATTAATACACTATCAGCTATTTGAGATCCTTCTCCTCGAAATGGAATATAATTTATATTACCATCATATGATCTACCAATTTCTGGTGGTATTTTCTTAAGATATTCTTTAGATATTCTATTCTCGGCATAAAGCGTATTAATAAATTCTCTATTTGTATTATTTGCAGGATCTTTTAATTTAGTTCTTATTTCTTTTTGAGTAAGTGGTCTTTCAGTAATGAATCCAGTATTTGGTCCGATATTAATTTTATCCTTTATATAATCACCTTCATCAATCGATACTTGTTCTACACCATAATTACCGTAGTTTAAATAGGTAGTCATTATCGCAGCAGTTGGTTGACCTGTTGCTGTTGTATCAGTGGCACCAGTTGCTGTGTCTGTAATAGCAGTACCACCACTAGTTGCAGCCTCTCCATAGCTTTGTGATCTTGCTATTGATGCAATACCTTTTAAAGATCCATGAAATGTTGGTGCAGTTATACCTGACGAAGAAGTTACGCCATTAGTAGTAACACCAGCAGTAAATGTAGCAGATGTTCCGTAATAGTTCTTTGCATAATTTATTACATTCTCACCGCCTATAGTTCCTCCAGCAGCAAGAATAGATAGATCAGCAGCACCTATGTTAATATCAGGTGAACTAATACCGACATTTGTCATTGAAGTAAATAATGCTTTACCTTTTCCTGACATTGTATAATCACCGCCAACTATATTATCGTAATTACCTTTTATAATATTATTATTATTGCCAAGAGTTGTGTTTGTTCTTGTGCCTAAAATAATATCAGATTCATTTCCAGAAATAGTCGATGCTTTATTCTTACTAATAGTCTCAACAACTGAACCAGTAATAGTTTCTTTTTTATCACCGCCTACAGTCAAGTTATAATCTCCGGCAACTCTCATATCAAGATCACCGGTTGCATCGACTTCTACATTTTTACAAGATACTTTTAGATCACCTTCAATCATGAATACACTTGAACCACCAACAGAAGTAATAACATTGTTTTCGGCACGCATAATCATTGTACCATCTTGTCGCATCTCTATGCCAGTACCATTTCTATGTTTTAAAAGTATTCGTTCTTCACCACCAGCATCATCAAATATAAGAACATGTCCGCTTTTTGTTCTCTTTACACTTGCCTCAGTATAGTCAGACGAATTTTGCGTAGTAGTTGCCATGATATCAGCAATGTCTATATCAGGATCACCACCACCAATGCTTAACTGCTCATCTTCATATCCAATAGATGATTGGAATTGATATTCAGGTTTAGGATACTCGCCTTGAGGATCACCTTTATTATCAATGTTTTTACTTGTTTGACTTAAGTTTGTATTATTCTCAAGTTCTGTAAATGCATCAGCCATTATTGTTTATCCTGTAATTTGCTAAACCAATCTAGCAATAATTTCTTCTCGTGTTAAAAATTTCTTATCAATTTTAGGTTGACATGTATTTTTTCTATTAAAAGGATCTTTAGATATAATATCAGGAACACTGAATCCAGGTCCTTCTCCAGGATTATCTTCTAAATCGTTTTGTCCAAAAGCATCACCGCCCGGAATAGTAATATAAAATGCTTTCATAATTTTATTAAAAGATTCCCATTGAGAAGTAGTGTATGATTTAGCATCTAATCTAACTCCACCTGGTAAACCGCCTCTTGGACCGTTATAACCACCAACAAATGCTACACCAAAACTAAATTCATTAAATTCAGGTGCAACGTGACGACTACCATTGTGTATTGGAAAACCGGATTGTATATCACCGTTTTTCATAATCACAAAATGAAACGGTATATTTCTATTTATTGTTCTGTACTCATTATGAATTTCTTGTGCACCAATATTACCATCATCTGTATAATGACCAGACCAATGCCATACAATAGTCGTAAGTTGTCTTTTACTTGATTTTAAAATACTTATTATTTCTTCAAAAGAACTTAAAGTTTTAAATCTTTCTTTTTTTGTAGTGTCATTTGCGTCAGAAGTTTCATGAGGACTTGTATTGTTTTCAGTTACAATAGATGCAATTGATGTTTTAGTTTTATCTAGTGTAGTAATAGCATTATCTGTTTTAGTTTTTAATGCTGTTGTAAGGCTTGCAAGATCAGGGGCGAGTTTGTCCATCTGTTTGAGAAAGCCTTTCATATCAATTAGACTTCCAATATTAGTTCCAATACCAAGTTGCCCGGCTTTTGTAAGAATTGAAGGATCTATCTTTAATGTAGATATAGCTTTATCTAAACCTAATACATTATTACCACCTAGTAAATCGTTTATGATTGGTAAAGATTTTAATCGCGTAAACTCATCTCCAAAACCTCCGATAGTAGTACTTAAATTTCTTGATACGTCTTCAGTTATATCTTTTAATAAATTACCACTGCTGACACCATCTGTTGCTTTTTTAAGTTCGGTCTTGACAGCAGCAAATACATTATCGATATCTTTTTGTATTTCTTTTATCTCTATTTTATTTACTGCAGTTTCAACAATATCTTTTAACTCTTCAGGAACCAAATTTTTTTGCATGTCTATTAACTTATCATTGCTCAGAAGACCAGCAGCTTTCTTTAATGCAGTTGTTGCAGCCTCTGGGCTAAAATCTGTTATTATCTTATGATTCATTTTAGAAGCAGCTGTCAGTGATGTTATTGCAGGTCCAAAAATTGCACTAATATCTACAGCAGCATTCTTCAACACAGCCTGATGTGATGCAATTTCTGCATCAGTTAGGAGTGGTTTTAAATTAGCTTCTATACCATGACCATCTGGTTTTACTTTTGCGATCACTGTTTTAGAAATTGTTTCTGCATTTTCTACTAGATTATTAGATACTCCAATCATGGATTCAAGACCGGCTTTGATTTCACCGAGTGCATTGCCACCTGCTGCATTTCGAGCTGCACTTGTTTCGTTTATTGCTTTAGAAATAGCATCATCTATACCGCCATAGTTCTGACTCTTTTGACGTAAACGAAGTTCTGTTGCTAAAGTTTCTGGAGAAATACTAGCCATTAGATTCCGTCCTTTGGTTTTTGTGTACATTTTATATAAACGGCTTTTGCAGCAGATATTCGCTTAGCTTCACTTGCCACTTCCAAATCTATATTACCACGGAATTTTCCACCCTGAGCCGCAGTAAATAATTTAGTTTTATTCTTAGTAGCTGCTGGAATTTCATAGTTACGCATAAAATGCAAAGCAGCCTGAGTAACTGTTTTAGTACTTGAAACAAACTTATTGTTATGATATGGTTCATTAATCAATTCTTCTACTACCCAACTTAATTGAACTAATAAATCTTGATAATCTCCTTGCATAGTAGTTGCTGCTGCGAAAGCTTTTAAGTGCTGTAATCTTTTACCTGCACCACCAGGATTCCATTGTGCAATACCCTCTGAAGCTTCTTTTGTGGGGTTAAGAGACTTAGGATTTATGCCACCTGCTATCGTACCGTCACCACTTTCAACCATAAAATTTCCTATCATTCCTGCAATATGATAATCTTGAAATTTTATACGACCATTATTTTCAAAAAACTTCCAAGCCTGTTCTATATTTGACAGACCAGAAGTACTGCTAGCAGATGAAGTGCTGCTACTACTAGCAGATGAAGTATTACCGGCAACGTATACTGGCCTCTGTTGAAACTTATTTGTTTCAAGAACTTGAGTTATTGCTTTTCGTTGTAGTGCTATATTTTGTCGTTGAATACCAGAAGGACCAAGTGAATGTGGCAAGAATCCCCATACTACAGGCAATTGTGACATGGCACCATCTAAAAAAAATCCAATAACTTTTGCACCAGGCAATAATTGTGGATTTTCACCTACACCAGATGTACCACCTCCTGTAGTAGGAAGTATACACTGCGCATAAGGAAGATCATCTAAAGATATGTCAGAACCGTGTATTCCATCGATACGTACTCGACATCTGCCAAGCATTTCAGGATCAGATTGTCCACTGCCTTCTTCAACAGTTCCTACCCACCATCTTTGAATGTCACCGTAAAAACTCATATCTAAAGTGCCTCCTAAAATAATATTTGGAATTAAACAAATTATGATAATTAGATATTTCATCTGAACTCATTTTCTATTTCCTAATTTTACACAACTCATATCAACATTATGTTGAGTATTATTAAAATGGTGTCTAGTTGTATATATTACATATGT